TTTAAAGCAGATCTCGCCGAGGCTAATTGATATTTTATTTCTGTGTTAAGTCGGGTGAAATTAGCTCCGATCGCGCCTAATATTGCCCCAAATGCGCTCGGCACTTGAGATACATTCTGGGGTAAATTTAAGATTGATTGCCCAATGACTTTGGCGCTGATTCTGATTTCGTTTGCCGCCGCATGAACTGGCGCGGGCAGTCTATCCCAGTTGGCGATCAAAATTCCAATACCCGCTCCAAGAGCCACAAAAGCGGCTAAGACTATCGCAACGGGAGCAGAGATTCCTGCAAAGACACCCGCCACTGGCAAAGCAGCTAATTTTAGCCCCCCAATTGCCGCCGTGACTACTGGGATTGCTGCTGATATTGTGGATATGGCGGTTATAACCGATCCAACTGCAATCAGGATAGGCGGGATTATTACTGCCACAACCCCAAGAGCCGTAACGACTTTTAATATGGGGGATGGCAAACTTGCGATTTGTTGAACTACTCCAGTTAGTAGTTGCGTGCCGTAACTCATTGCGTCGAGCAGTCCGGTTTCTGCGATCGCGATCGCTAAGCCCTCCATCGCTGACTGCAACCCCGCTACCTGACCGGATAAACCACCCCCCATGGTTTCTGCCATTTTAGAAGCGCTCCCCTCGGCTGAATCCAGCTTATCTTTAAGCCCTTGTATGGAAGCGGCTCCTTGTCCAACCAAAGCAGCCATCCCTGTGCCTGCCTCTTGCCCAAAGATGGTTAAGATATCAGCCGTTGAAGCGCCAGCTTTTTCTAAGTCGGCAATAATGGCAATCATCGAACGGAGGTTCCCGCTAGAGTCGGTAACGGAAATTCCTAGCTTACTCAAGGTTTCTGTGGTGTCCTTGGTAGGCTTGAGTAGCCGCGATATCGCTCCCCTTAGGGAAGTTCCCGCCATGCTTCCTTGTATCCCCGCATCGGATAGTTTACCAATGATCGCGCTGGTTTCCGTCAATTCCATCTTTGCGGCTTTTGCGATCGGGGCGACATATTTCATCGCCTCCCCAAGTTGGCTGATGTTGGTGTTTGCTGAGGTGGAAGTTTTTGCTAAAACATCGTTCAGCAAATTTATTTGAGACGCCTCCATCCCGTAGCCAGTGAGGATGTTGCTGGAGATGTCTGCCGCTCTTGCTAAATCTAATTGTCCAGCCGTCGCCAAGTCTAAAAGTCCGGGCATGGCGGTCATCACTTCGTTGACCTCAACCCCCGCCATAGCTAAAAAACTCTGAGCATCCCCCGCTTGTTTGGCGCTATAGCGAGTAGTTGTCCCCAACTCCATCGCCTGATCTTTGAGTCTGGCAAAGTCCGCCTCGGTCGCATTTGAGACTGCTTTTAGGCGGTTCATGGAGTCTTCAAAGTCACCCGCGATTTTTCCCACCGCCGCGAAGCCTATCCCAATGGGAGCGGTTGCCATGGCGAGAGATTGCCCCATCCCGGTGACTCTAGCGCCTGCATTCTGGATTCCCTGCAACGCGCCTGTCCCAACTAGCTGCAACCGTTGAAATCCACTGATCGCGCCGCGCACTTCAGCATCTACTCGGATTGTCTCAACGGTTGCCATGTCTTGCTTTTTCTTTTTCTATTTGGGTTTGTTCATCTTGATAGGCAGACCAAAGAACTGACAGCCAGAATATTGCCTCATCAAAATCTCCCCATTCGTTCATATCGTTGATTGTGTATCCGCCCCACTTTAAGAGCCGGATAAGGTCGGGCGGGGAGGGAAGCGCAAAACCTTCCCGCCGCCCTTGAACTTTCCCCCTTTCAGGGTAAGAGTAAACCGCGTGGCACAAGCGGCAACAACTTCAAATCCTATTCCGTCTTGCTGCACTGTGTTCTCAAAATCGTCATCTGTGATGAGTTTTCCGTCTACTAAAAAGCCCATCTTGATAACTTTTTTTAGGGCGGCGCTTAAGTTCCTTTGTGCTTCAGACTGGTATGCTGTTAATAGGCTTGCGCTACCGGAACGAATGGTGATCCGCCGCTCTAGTTGGGTGTTTATTGACTGTTCTGTATTGTTGCTTTCCTCACTTTCCTGGACACTGATTGGCTGTTCTGTATTGTCGCTTTCCTGAACACTGGCATTTACAAAAACAGAAAAATCCGCAGAATCCTCGAATATTTGATCGTCATTGCAAATAATATCCTGCGACATTTTCGACATTGTAAAAGCGTCTCTTTCAAAAGCGCTTAACTCTTTCCAGTCTTGAATTACAGTTTTTCTTACTTCTGAATTTGGACTAAGTATTTCGTTAGGATGCTTAGGTATCCACACCCACGGGAAAAACTGAAAAAACAACCATTTAGATGCGCGATCGCTATTGCCGTCAGTCTCTTTGTGGTAATTAAACNTTAAGTAGTCGTTTCCAACTAACTCTCTGCCAATAAGAATCTTGCCNTTAATTTCGACGGTACTTATAACCCTTGTNTGAGAAGCGTTTTCGATCTCTTTGTAGGGGTCTACCTCCCGCTCAAGCGGTACTGAATCAGGCTTGCCGAATCCCTTTTGCTGGTTTAGATGTTGTATCATTCTATCCATCCTTTCTTAACTGTCCAATGGCGGGTTTTTCTGCCATCATTTAATCTATAGTCGTTAACCTTCATCATAAATCCATAGACGGCGTAGTCGCTACCGTTAAGCTGACCAGGCACAGCCGGACTTTTTACTACAATCCCTTTCATTGTATGAGTGACTTCTATTATTTCTCCTGTGGTTATTTCATTCATCTCCATAGTTACTTGAGCTGTTAGTGGACGCTGACTTTTTTCAGCATCTAGGAAAATGTCGGTTATCTCATAGTTGTAAGTCTCCAATTCCCCGCTAAATTCAGCGGGATTATACCCCTCGATCCTGGTAGTCTTTCCTCGTTGCCCAAAAAATTTCTTTTCGGAAGTTTCTAGCTCTATGATGGACAAGGTAATGGAGGTAATATTACCCTCCACATCAACAGGGTTCCCTTCATAGTCAATAATTGTTAGGAGTTTTTCGTCTCCTTTTGTCTGGAAATATTTCATAATTAACTCCCTATGGATAACTGAACATTGAAGTGGATTCTCTGAGTAACAGAGCCAATAACATACTCTACTTCAAAATACAAATAGTTTTCTTGGTAGTTAGAAAGTTCAGGGATAAAGTTGACCTTAATGTTGTACTTATTTAACCCTTCCCGGCAGCTTTCCTCAACGTTTCTCCCATTGGCAACGTTAGCCGCTCGATATAAAAACTTAGCTGCTCGCGATTCCAGAACAGAAGCAATATAATCCCGAAATGGGATAGCGTGCAAAAAGCTAAGTAAACTTTCTTCAGACGGATAAAGAGTGTTTTGAGTCCCCCAAAGTACAAGATCGCTGCTAATTGTTTGATCATCAGGGGCGGTCTGAACACTGTTTATAATGCTAATCCGATTAAGGGTAACAACCCCCGTATCTGTTATCCGCTCATTGTCAGACTCATGATCGGTTGTTGACAATTTCATCGGCTCAATGACCTCAGAAACCCCTAATAACTTTTGCCCTCCTGGACTCATTGATGGATCGTTATGAAATTGCTGGGCAAATGCGCCAACTAGGTGATACTTGAGCGGCTCGACTTGAGCCACGTAATTTTTTTCCGGATCATCCTTATCCTTTACGTGTCCGTAACAGAGGATTAATCTAGAGTTTTTTGTCGCCCATCCCACGTCAGATTCCGCACTACGGGAACTTTCTACATCTGCAACGGTTGCAGTTGGATAATAGTTTTCGACGTAGGTACTATTAACCTCCGTCATCAACTCAGTAAAATCCGTTATCCACTGAATATGAGTGTTGTCAAGAAAAAGGGAATCATTGCAAATTAAGGCGGCGATAGGATTCGCCCCGTAATGAGCAAAAACCGACTTTATCAGGTGCAAGCCCGTCCTCTGTGGTGTTTCCAACCCAATAATTGCCTGGTCATAGTCCGCTATCTCTTCCGGATAAGTTACCCGGCAACAGATAATGCGTTGGCATCCGTAGCGTTGTAAAATGCCTACAGGTAGAGCAAATTCGTTATTAGTTAAATCCTCCCCGAACAGCCTATTTGCCGTGCTTGGCTGATCTATCAACGTTAATTTATTTACTGGAAAATCTGTCGTGGCATTAGGAGCCTGCCCAATTAAAAAAATCGGTACTTTGTTTTTGTTGCCAATATTAGACCAGG